ACACGCTTCTTCTTCTGCGCTCTCTGTAAATCTGCAAGATGCTGCTCCATTTTTCTACATATACCACATATTTTTTTCGCCGTAGTATTTAGAAAATGCCATATCGTATTGTGCCTTATAAACGAGGATGGAGAGTACAATCTGAAACATCAGGGAGGTTTTTCAGCAAGAAACCTATGACAAAAGAACGTGCTATTAAACAACAGCGCCTCCTATACGCTATTGAAAAAGATGGACAATTTAAAGAGGGGAAAGGCTATTGTGAGGTTTGTGCGCCAGATTTTACTCATAGATGTGAGGATGAATTGGAGGGTGCAGGTCTATTTAATAACATTGTAGCAAGTGCCAAGCAGTTCTTTTCTCGTGCAGCAAAGACTGTGTTCACAAAAACAGCAGAGGCAACTACACGTGCTGTACGTATGGATTACCCTCCAAAGGTACGCCAATATCTTGCTAAAAATGGTGCTGGTGTAATTCAAAGCATTACCATACAGCGAACTCCCATTAATAGTATGATTGATAAAGCACTTAACTTTCTTACTGCTGGTAAGTTTGAGGAGGCAAAACGCAAATACGCATATGATAAACTGTTTCATCTATCAATGGTTTGCATCTATATGATTGATGGACGTTTGGACCGTGTATTTATTGAAAAGAACGAGGTCATTCGTATGTCTGAAACCTATACTATCCAGAAAGACACACAGATACTACCTGTTCCTTATGAACCTGGAACTCTTACACTGGGAGATATGATGAACAAGGCTGCACAAATGGCTGGAGCGCAATTCTTTCAATATGATGCATTTACCAATAACTGTCAGGTGTTCATTAATACCATACTTGATGCAAATAAACTCAATACCCCTACAGTAAGTGCTTTCGTCAATCAAGACGCGGGTGCTATTGTAAAAGAACTACCAGAGTATGTAGCACCTCTTGCAAGAACACTTACCAATGTAGCGGCTATTGGCGATAAGGCTATTGAGGGTTCAGGTGAGGCTAAAGTTGTTGGTACAAATGTTTGTATACCCAAATCTGATTTTAAAAAAGAACACATTAAACTATTGGGACTATTAAAACCCTATAAGGCTTTGGGAGATGAGTATGACGAACAGAAAAAAGAGATGGAAACACTGTTGGGTAGTGGTGCAACTCATCGTGAAAATGTACTGAAAAAGTATGAACTTGAGGATAAGCCTTATAGCATTGCTAAATTGGCAAAAGCAACCAGTGTACCCAAACACATCCTACAGGAGGTCTATAACCGTGGTGTAGGTGCTTATAAAACACAACCTCGTAGTGTTAGGTTGAAAGGCAGTTTTGTTAAGAACGTAGATGCACCTATGAGTAAAAAATTAAGTAAAGAGCAGTGGGGGATGGCACGTGTATATAGTTTCTTGGATGGAAACCCTAAACATGATAATGACCTACGTGCTAATAAAGGCGGTAGACTGAAAATGAAAATATCTGCACCTCCTGTGTTAGAACGCAACGTCATTAGTAAAAACATTGGTATACCTATTGTGGAGGATGTTGCTGCTCTATTGGGTATGGGTAAGGGTTTAAAGAAAACAAAGTTCAACATTGACGTTCAGCCTGTTCCTAAAAGAAAAGCAATTGCAAATCGTTATGTCAAACAACTTGTAAGTCTATTGCAACGTGGTGAGATTGATTTGGACGAGGCATTTGAGGAAATAGAGGAGTTGGAGTTTAGTAATGCTGAAACAGAGGCAATGAAAGCAGATGTTGAACGTCAATTCCGCGATTTTGCTATGGCAGAGGGTATTGCTGGTGAGGAAACAGAAAGTGAGGACGAGGCAAAGGAAGCCACTGGTAAGGAAAAATCATCTTATAGTGGTAGTGGTAAACGCCCTATAGAAAGACAACTTGCACAACTTGGTATTACACCTGCAGAGTATCTTGCATCTGTTCGTCAAAGTGCTAAAGCCTATGGGATTGACCCAAAGGATGTAGAACTTGCTGATGATGATAGTAAGATTGTTGTGAAAGGAGTTAAGGCTGGTGCGACTGGCTATGGCGACTACCACATTTATAAACTGCTTGAGGCAAAAGGTGCTGCTCCTCCTGGTACTGCTGAACAACATAGAAAAGCCTATTTGGCTCGTGCTATGAAAATCAAGGGCGACTGGAAAAAGGATAAGTACTCACCTAATAGCCTTGCAGTGTATGTTTTATGGCACTAACGCCCTGTAGTATTTACTACTGTAGTACGTATGTAATTAAAGATATCTGTTTCATCCTTGCGCTCTGGTACAAAATGTGCTTGAGCAGAAAGATGACCCATACCACTTACACCTACAAGGATTGGTCCGTATTTATACTCTTTCTTAATGGTTGCTATATTGTCCAACACATCCTGATATTTTACTACCTCTTTAAATACCTGTTCATCCCTTATAGTAGAGCCTGGTTTACGTGCAGGTTCAAAAGTGGGTTCATACTTTTTCCACATCTCTATAGGTCGGAGAGGTTTTTTTATACAATAGTCATTGTGCGTCCCTCAAGCCAACCACCAATATCAAGTGTAGTAAATACGAGATTGCCATTATTTGCACTACATTGCATATTGAGATAGAGTGTAGTAATAGGACCAGTATTGAACAGAGAGAGTGGTACAAAATACTGTGCCTCATCAGCAGCAACAGGTAGGATAGTAGCAGGACCTGGTGCAATGAACTGTGTAGCACAACCTGCAGACTTTACAGGCAGGAAAGAGGGAGGAACATTATAGGGATTTGTTGGGCTATCTGATAAATAGAACTGTACACTACAAGCAGATGTACCACCGAGATTGGCTTGTCCAATAAGTCTTGACAAATAGAAAGTGAAACTATTAGCGCCTGTCATTGCTGAAACATCAATTGATGCAAGGTTAAATACAGCATTACTACCAACCAAACCTGATAGGTTTGTATTCATACTGTACTTTGCAAATGTACCAGATGCTGCACCAGTTGCACTAATAACTGCATTTGCACCAGGTGAGGCTTGAGTAATTGCAATACCAGAACCAGCAGTGAGTGTCATAGTATTTTGCACTACACGATTTGATGTACCACTTACTTGGATGCCCTGACCTGCTGTAATGTTGGTTGCAATGGTTGCATTCTGTCCTGGACCTGCCTGTGTTACTATAATACCATTACCTGCTGTTAGAGCCATTGTATTTGCAACTGTAATAGCACCTGTACTACCTGACACACTTACACCATTTCCTGCTGCTAAACTTGTAACACCAGTGTTCTGTAGAGTAATTGCACCTGTAGCACCACTTGTAGAAAGACCTGCTCCTGAAACTGCTACACTTGCAACACCAGTATTTTGAATAACTACATTGCCACCTGCACCACCAGTCTGCACTACAGACACACCTGCACCACTACCACTTACTGTCATTGCATTGGAAATAGCCTGTGCCGTACCAACACCAGGTGCAAGTGTAATACCAGACCCTGCTGTTAGGTTAAGAGCAACCTGTGCATCCTGACCTGTTCCTGCCTGTGTAATGGTAATACCACTTGCTGGTGCAGATGTAATGTCCATTGCATTCGCAACAGTAATTGTTGGATTGCCAGGTGTTGTACTCGGTGTCAATGTAATACCAGTACCAGCAACATAAGCGCCTTGTAGGTCTACAGTTACTGCTGGACCAGGCGTTGAATTGATTGCTATACCACAACCTGCTGGAACTGCAGGAACTACAGCAGTTACACCACTACCAAGTGCAGATGACCCAATAGTAATTGTATTATTAACTGTGTTTCTTGTAAGTGTAATACCAGTACCTGGTAGAAAGCCATCAGTAGTAATAGTATCTACATTACCACTTGTTTGTACAGTCAAGCCAGAACCGGGCTTGGGTGTAATTACATTAATACCTGCTGTGTTCTGTGGGATGAAACTCATTTCTTCTTCTATTATGCAATATATATTTTTTGGTGTATGTGTATGGAACCAAAATAAAGAATGCTTGGAGGGCTGTTCTCATACACCAAAAAATATATAATTTATTAATTGCCTTATAGTATTGTGTTTACAGCAGACGACGAGATAGACCTGCACCAGCACCACCAGCACCAGCCATACCAGCACCAGCCTTACCGTAGCCCACCTTACCCAGTACACTCTTTACAGTACCGAGTTTGCCCTCTTCAGGCAGCAGACCCTTAACTGCGCTTACCAGGGGCTTGGTCTTGCTGTACAGTTCCATACCCTTGGACAGGGCAGAACCGAGGGTATCAAAGAAACCACCGCCAGTGATGCGCTGTAGGCTTTGCACACTGCCCTCTGGGGCAATCTGTGCATTAACAATGTCATCAGGGGACAGGATGTTCTTGACCAGGCGAGAACTACCAGCCACAGTTTCAAAGAAGCCAGAGAACACAGGAACCATATACAGGTCATAAGATGTAATGGTTGCTGCAGTTGTGTTGGACACAGTCACCTGGAACTGCACAGTAGTCTGACCCTGCAGACCACCAGCCTCACCAGCCTGGAGTGCAATATCCTGACCCAGAGAGAGAACCAGGAAACCACCAACCAGTGCGACATTGTCGCCAGTTGATGCATCGCGACCCCTACCGTTCCAAGCGTTCCAGTCCATTTCCAGACCGTTCTTAACACTCATTGCGTACAGGTCAGCAGGTTTCATTGCAGACAGCAGACCGCTAAAGTTGTTAAAGTTCATAGTGATTTTGCTAATAGGCAGGTAGTAGTCGCCATCCTGTGCTGCATAACTGCGAGGTTTGCAGTAAATCAGCAGTTTATCAGGGATACCAGGTAGAGTGACTGTAGTACTATCAATAGGCGCAGATGCACCTGCAGCAATCTGGGAACCAGTGAAAGGAGTAATGTAACGGTCAAAAGTTGCATAAGGCACCACGCTCTTGGCAGGGAGGTCCAGACCCAGATTGGGGGTCAGGAACACAACATCAATACGACTGTCCTTGAATGCAACTTCAGTCTGAATGTAGCGCACACTACCAGCAACAATATCACGACCCTGTGCGCCAGGCAGAGCAGTAGAGCAGTTACGAATTACACGTGCAATAGCATTGCCACTCATTGCCATAGACAGTTGGATGTTGTTAATACCAGTCAGACCAATATCCCACTCGTGGTCATCTGCAAAAATGAAAGGAGGCAGTACCAGTTTCTCGGTACTGGTCACCTCCAGTGCAATAGTAAACACGTTCGCACCACCAGCATTGGTCTTGGGACAAGCACCAGCAAAAGCACCTGCATTATGACGCACACCAGCAACATTATAGTCCACTGCAACAGGCTCACCAGCAGTCAGAGCGCCACCACCAGCAACAGCAGTAGCACCATCAGGATACACGTAGCGGATATTGTAGAAAGCACCATTAGGCACATTATCATAATCAGTTGCATCTGCATAGCCCTTGATGGGGTTATTGACTGCCTCTGGCAGACTGTCATAACTGGCGTATTTATCCAGCATAGTAGGGCAAGTGCGCTGGAGGCGGTCCTTCTTGGCGTTTGCCAGGCGCAGTACCTCCTTGAGGACTGCCTCTGTCTGCAGACTTGTAGAACTATCATTGATATTAGTTGTCATAGTACCAACCAGAGAGTTCAGGGGGAAAGCACACAGAGCACCATCACGACCCAGGGCAAAGATAGGCTCTGCTGCACCAGCAGGAGTGGAGGACACCTGGAACTGGAAACGGAAAGTGCTGGTCCACTTCATAGCACGGTCCACGAACACCTGCAGACTGGGAGCATTGATGTTGTACTGGTGGTTGCTGGTGGTCTGGGAAACAGCGTTAAAAGGAGCAGCAGTGACGCTCAATGCGCCCTGTTCAATCTTGTACCTTGGGGGGAGTTGTCTGATGCGAGGGTCATAGACAATTTCCTTGCTAATGTCGGAGGTACTCATTTTCTATACCAAAGGTTGAGATAAAAAATAAGGATAAAAAACTCATCAAATGTGCGTCCAACGCTGACCCTTGCAAATCCTACCAATCTGGGAACGTCCAACCTCGTAGGTTCGTGCCAGGGATGCAAAACTCTCACCCTCTACTGCCCTCTGCCGTATCTCCTTAACTTTCTGTTCTGTTAACTTTGCTCGGGACTGTTTGTTCTGCAAAATAAGATGATGTGGTGATACACACATCTTATTTTGACAACTCTGCCGTATGCTTCCCTCAATCGGTGTTTTCTTATTAATAAGCCAGGAGGCTGTCTGGGCTGTTCTTAATAGCCTAATACCATCATCTCCTATGATTTCCATCAGTGTACAACCATCCTTTTTGCGCACAGCACCCTGCCATATCCAACATTCAGTCTGGTGATGCGTTGGGCATTGTGTATTAAGCCAAAAATGCTCCTGCCATGTTTTATTGGGAGTGTACCAACGAACCGGAGCCTCCATCTCTACTATAAAGTATGATTTGTTGCCTAACCCCTGGTACAGGCAACACTCTTATACATCATAGCCCAGTTGTGCTATGTGAGGGTAAGATACCACACCACGACGACGGAACAACATCTTAATACTTACACTGCCACCATTGTAGAGTTGCAGAGGATAGAGTTGACCATCCAGGCGGTTTTTCCAGAACACTGCGACCTGTACCTGCTGTAGAGGTGCACTACTGCGCATAAAGTTGGATAGACGATACTCTGCTGTTGGTGCATACTGGAAAAAGGACAGCCAGTCGTGTGCTGCTGTAAGAGCAAGGCTTGTGTCAGTAATGATAGGTGTAAAATTACCCTGTACACCAGATGGTGCACCTACATTACTTGCACCAAACACTACAGGTTCAGATGACTGTTCAAACACAAGGGGCATTAGACTTGTAGTGAACACAATGCTCTCAACAGGGGACCATAGAGAACTGTTGCTTTCAAAATCCTGGACGAGAACCCAATAGGATGCGGCTGATGCAAGAGGAGCAGGAGGAGAATTGACTTGTAGGATGTTTTGCCATTGAATGTTCTGTATCATAATCTGGTAGGTACGACCATTGGATAGGTTCACACGTGTATTTTTGAAATTGGTAAACAGACCATACATATTGCTGTTGAAAAACAGACTAAAGTTCTCATCTGTAGGTGTACCTGCACTTGTACGATTTGCAGTAGCAGAACCATTATCACCAAACCCATAGCGGTCTGCGTACAGAGTAAACAGATTGTCTGTTGGGTTATAAGTCATAAAAGGAGGCTTTGTAGTTAGACTTGTACCAGTAGTATTAGCAGGTAGAGCCAAAAACTGGGCATTTAGGTCGTTCCAAGCACTTTGGAAAGCAGCATTCACAACATTGAGCCAATGGCTATAGGTAGAACACCAATAGTAGCGACTGGATGTATCCTGACTTGTAATAGGAGGCGCAGGGATTGGTGCAATAGCAGTATCAAGAACCTCTGGTGTCCAAATTAGAGTACCACTTGCAGGGCTACTTGTCAGTGTACCACTTGCAGTAAAAGGACCTGTAGGGTTTACATAGTTATATGCAACTGTGAGTGTAATCTGATAGACAGTTTTATTAGGGTCAGTTTGCCCAAGAGCAATACGAGGGATAAACAGAGGCAGACACTTGTTGCCACCATTCATATCAAACCTCACAATACTGAAATTATACTCCATAGGGTTTTGAATGATTGGGTTCTGACGTGTTTCAGTGAACACGATGTTTGGGTCTGTACCATCTGTTGCATCGTTATTGATAATAGACAAGTTCAGATAAATATGGTCTGGGTCCTGTGCGCCTCCAGGAGCAGGTGTGAAACCAGCAGTGTTAAGGCTTGTTCTGGCTGCCATTCTTTTCTATACTACATATTGATTTTATTCTTAATACCGTACCGCTTTAAAAACTCACCTGTAAGGTTGGTTACAAATGTATCTGGGCTTTGACCGGAACGTTTAATTAACTGGTAGTATTTCTTATCACTCATATCCTTACAGATAAGCCGTGCTACACAATGTCTACCACAACTGGCTACATCAGCGCGATTTGACTGGTAGGGATGTGTATTATAATACACTTGGCAACCACTATTTTGTAGCAGGTTCATTAAATAAGGTTCTTCTTGTCCATACGCTCCACCTACAACCTCACGTGGTACATCAGGTGCATCTCCATAACTATCAAAGTAGTTAATGCGATTACCTTTGCGCCACATACAGACCCAATGTCCACTGGTTGGTCCATTAGTAAGATACAATATAATACAACGTCCCAACTCGTCAAACATATCGTCTACAGTACTGCATTCAGCAAGTTCTGGATAAGTAAGTATACGTGTCGGTGGGTCTAATATCTTATTAATGTCATCGTTTGACAGTGCGTACTCTTTATCCGTTGCCATTCTAATATGCATCTTGAAAATCAGTAAATGCACTCAATGGAAACAGATACATACTGGAACGAAAGCCATCACCTCCATTCACAATACGTGTATATTGTTTATTTTCAATAGCCGTTCTTATTGTACTTGTAGGTATTAAATAATAGGTATTTGTTCCAACAAGAAAGTAAGCCCAATAGTCAGCCTCTGTAGTACTAATACCACTTGGTTTATTATTGCACTGATACTCTATTGCAATGTTATTGGTTGTGGTTGCTTTGCGGTCTGCTTTGACCTCAAAGGTGATGGTATCAGAACAGAACTCAATCTTAACATCCCAAGGTTTAAAATTACCTGTAGCCATTTCGTAGTTGTCATACTCTATTCTATTAACTCAAGAAGTTTTGTCTGGTATTGTTCGCCCAGTAGTAAGTCTTGTCTGAAAGGCATTGCTCCTATTTGTTGCATCCAATTGAGTTTTCAGGGGACTGACGCACCGGAGCCTTACCCCAGGGGTAGGATACAACGCCACTACCCTGGGGTAGGCTACAAGAGGAACACAACATCTCTTGGCAGGTTCATCTTATAGCAG